TCAATTATTAGTTGATCTTAAATCAGGTTTGATGAACAACGATTTAAAAAATGTTGATATTACAAAATTAACTAACAGAAAAGAAGCCAAATGAGTAGATTTAAAGATTTTTTAATAGGCCTCACTGAAGACTCTGAATATGTTATTAATAGTTGCGAAGACTTCGATGAGTTCTGTGCAAAGATGGAAAAAATCAACCCCCATTACATGCCAAGTTTGTTATCAGATATTTGGGATGAACATATGTGTTCTCAAGAACCAAATTATACTAATTTTTATGACAGGAGCCCAAGGTGAGTCTATTGGATACTATTGAAACAGGCATCAAAGTGCCAGCAATTAAAATAAATGTAGCTGGTACTGACGGCATAGGTAAATCTACTTTTGCATCTAACGCACCAAGACCAATATTTATTAAGACAGAAGATGGAACAAACTTTATTGATGTTCCATCTTTTCAATTGTGCAAGTCATACGATGACATCGTTAAACAATTGCAAACTCTTTATGAGGAAAAACATAATTACAAAACTGTAGTGTTTGATACCACTGATTGGGCTGAAAAATTAGTTCAACAAAAAGTTTGTGAGATGCATTCAATTAAATCTATTGAGGCCCTAGGATTTGGTAAAGGTTATACAGAATCTGCTGAGCTATATAGGCGCATACTTAAAATGTTTGATTTGCTATTAGATAAAAAGATGAATGTTATCTTTCTATCTCATGTAGCAATTAGAACTTTCAATGATCCAGAGCGTGAGCCCTATGATCGTTGGGAAATGAGTTTACACAAGAAGGTATCTTCAATGATACGTGAATGGGTGGACTTCAACCTGTTTGCAAACTACGAGGTATCAACTCGTACTAGCGGACAGGGCTTTAAAGAAACAACCAGAGGCGTGTCATATGGCAAGCGAAAGTTATTTCATAAATTCACCGCAGCTTTTGATGCTAAAAGTCGAGTTGACCTGGGCAATGCTCCATTAGATCTTGATTGGAATGCATTCATAACTGCTTTCAAAGAATCATTAAAATCTAAAATGAAGGAGAAATAAAATGTCGGATGACTTATTTAATTTAAACTTGACTGATGTTGAAGACGACACTGGATCAATTGGGCCCATGCCAGCCGGAGACTATGAATTGGTAGCTTGGTCATGGGAATCTAAAAATAGTAAAAAAACAGGCCATAAAATGCTAAGTGTAACTTATGAGGTTGTAGGACCAAAGTATGCTGGTAGAAAAATTTGGGAAAACTTTATGCTTGAAGGCAATGGTCTAAATGTTTCTAAAGGAAAGCTTCGTAACTGGAGAAAAGCCATGAGCATGAATCCTGATATGGAAGCTTTTGGTTTAGAGGATCTTGAAAGCATGATGAATGTACCTTTTAATGCAACTCTTCGTGTAGAAGAGGGAACAGATAAAGGCGATGGTACTAAGTGGGAAGACAAAAATGTTATCGCTAGGTTTTTAGTTGGTACTGTGTCTTCCACTTCACCAGCTCCAGCACCTAATGCTGATGCATCAACAGAAGAAGATCCTTTTGATTGGGATAAGTAAATGGATTTCATCACAGAGTTACATAATCAGGTCGACCTATTAAAAGGAGAGAGTAATTCTGTTGATGAGATAATCGAGCGAGCAGCTAAAGTTATGCAAGACCTGGGATATGCTTTGGCTACTCCTCGCCTTATTAAAGATAATGTAAAATATTATTTAAGAGAAAGTAATTGGGATAATTATAACTCAATTAATAAAAGTCCGGGGGCGAATGTTTGCAGTGGTGATAGCTGAAGAAGCATTTAATTCACTATCTTTTGATTGTTCAATCCCGGCATTTTTTTGGAGAAAAAATATGACGATAGATAAAAGAGAGGCCAAAGCTCTCGTAAATGTAATAGAATCTTTATTAGATTCTTTAGACAAAACTTTTGATAGTTTGCCTGCTAATATAGATCAAAGGGTAAAAGATGCTAAACTAACATTATTAAATGTAAATATTGAAAATGAAAGACAACGAAAATTCCTTAGAATCTTTAGATAAAAAAACCTGCGATCAAGTAACGCATGATATGCAAATATGCATGGACGACTGGTCAAAAAAAGACCTAGATACAAGAGCCGCTATAATTACTCTCACAAGATTCTGTGTTGAATTATCGTTTAAATTTTCACACACCCCCTATGATGCTATGCAATTACTATCTACAGTAGTAATGGATAATCTAGAATCTTACGAACATGAAGAGTTAATACAGCTTTTGACACAATCACGTGATCAAAAGGTAACTATTCATTGAATCTTAGATATTACCAACGCAACGCAATAGATGCTCTTCATAAATGGTTTGAAGCCAAACCAGAGGGACCAGCATTAATTTCTTTACCAACAGCCTCTGGTAAAACAATTATATTTTCACACTTTATTAAAGAGGTGTTTAATAAAAATCCTAACGCCAGGTTTCTTATCATGGCCCACAGAAAAGAACTTGTTGCTCAAGCTGAAAGCAAATTAAAATCTGTATGGTCTACTGCACCAGTGGGTGTGTTAGCGGCTGGAATGAAACGCTTTCAACACAATGCTCAAATACTTATCGCTAGTCGAGATACTTTGGCATCACCAAAGCGATTAGAAAAAGTTGGCAAGTTTGACTATATGATCATTGATGAAGCACACAATGTGCCACCTAGTTCTCTAACTCGTTATAAGAAAATCATTGACACTTTATCAAAACGCCAATCCATGAAAGTCATGGGTTGTACTGCGACACCTTATCGTATGGGTCAGGGTTACATCTATGGCAAACGTAAAGATCATTTCTTTAAAGGTCTTGCTTATAGTGTATCTATCCCGGAGCTGATCCAAGCAGGTTACTTGTGCCGATTGTCTGCCTTTGCTGTTAATGAGAAAGCAATCATTGATGCTGGTCAAGTAAGCTTAAAGTTTAAGAATGGAGACTTCAAAGAAAAAGAATTAGAAAGTGTAGCAATGGTTGATGAAACCATTATTGAAGTTATAAATGATTGGATTGATAATGCTTATACAAAAGGCAGAACAGCTTCGGTTTTCTTTTGTGTTTCTGTTCTCCATGCACATAAGATGACTCAGTATTTGCAGCAATATGGAATTAATGCTGCTGTAGTTACTGGGGAAACGCCCAACCCAGAAAGAGATAAAATTCTTGCAGACTTTGAGCTCGGCAAGATACATGCTCTTTGTAATGTTGGTGTTTTAACTGAAGGCTGGGACGCTCCGAGGACAGATTGTATAGCATTGTTACGTCCAACACAAAGCATTGGATTATATGTCCAGATGTGTGGTCGTGGAATGAGATTGCATAATAAAAAAGATAATTGTTTATTGCTTGACTATGGGGAAAATATAGCCCGCCATGGTTGTTTAGATGAAGTAGAGCCTGGGGAAAAACTTCCTGGAAAATATCACCCTAAAATTTGTGCGTCTTGTAATGCCATTAACTCGCCATTTGCTAAAAAATGTATTGAGTGTGATCAGATCTTTGAATCAAATCAATCAAAAGTTTTGTGGACCAAGAAAGAAAGGGAAGTAGCAAGGCGTACGAAGGCTGAGAAGCAAGCTGTTTTATCAGATGAAAGGAAAGCATCAATTCCTAAAAACAAACCCATCACAGACATCTATGCGTCTGTGGTTGTATCTAAAAATGGAAGTGAGTATTGTCAAGTTATATTCACAATCAAGGATGAGTTCTTTCCAAAGAAGATGCCATTAATGTTTGGCCATCCAACTGCACACAATATGGCAGTGCGTAAATGGAAAAAAATTACTACCAAATGGGGGTCACCAAGTCAACCCTGGATGGCTGCTGAATTAATTAATAATGGTGCATTTGATACAATATCTGAGATCATAGTGCAAAAACAAGGCAAGTATGAGAATGTTGTTGGAATTAAAACTAAACAAAATGAGAATATAGATTTATGAAAGATATTAATCACTTGTTAGATGATGTTGAATTAAAACAAAAGAGACGCCAAAGATTTTATTTAGGCATTAGTCAGATAGGTAATCCAAATCAACGTCTTTTGTGGATGCAATTTAGGTGGCTTATACCTGAAGACATGGGGGCTAGAATTTTAAGGCTGCTTGATCTAGGCAACGTAATTGAAAATGATCTAATTAAAAAGCTTAGAAATATTCCTGGTGCTCAGATCTTTAATCTTGATACCAATGGCAAACAGTTTGAGACACAAGCATTAGGTGGCCACGTTAAAGGGCATATCGATGGCGTGGGTCAAAACTTTCCAGGGATTGATACTAAAGATCAATTCTTGCTAGAGTTCAAGACAGCCAACGACAATCGTTTTAACAACCTATTAAAACTAGGTAGTTATTGTGAATGGTCAGAAGAATACGCTGCTCAATTACATTTATACATGGGCCTGTTTAACTTTAAGCATGCTATAGCTATTGTTTATAATAAAAATAATTCTGATTTATATACAGAGATAATTAAATATGACAATGATGCTTTTAATTCTTTAATGGAGAAAGCAGAAAATATTTTATTAGCAGAAATCCCCCCAGATAATTACATACCAGAAACAGATTACCGAATCAAAAGCTACATGACGCCAGGCCAACAAGCTCGTTATCTAGGAAAAGCATTGCCGCCAAAGACTCATTGTAGATCTTGTAGGTTTGCTAAAGTTGATATTGATAAAGGGGATGCACACTGGCATTGTATCCAGCACGATAGAAAGATTAACGAAGACAGACAAATCAAAAGTTGTTCAAGACATAATTTTATACCCGAGTTGATACCCGCTCATGTCATTGAAAAAGATGACGATATG